CGGAGATATTCTCGCGGACCTTATGACAAGTTGTCAGGGCTCATTATTTTGGGGGCAAGGCAAATGGCATTTAAAAGCCGGAGACTATAACGCCTCGGTCGAAACATTTACGCTTGATGATTTTCGCGGACCGATCACACTTGATACGAAACACTCGAGGAGAAATAATTTTAACGTTGTTCGAGGGACGTTCAACGATGCAAGCCATGATTATATTTCGGCGGACTACCCGGAGATTAGATCGACAACTTTTATAAGCGACGATAACAATATTGAAAGCGCGATCGACTTACCGCTTCCGTTTACAACTTCAAAAACGATGGCTCAGCGGTTGGCAAAAATGACGCTATTCCGCTCCCGGGAACAGCTCACGCTTTCGGCGGACTTTAGTCTTCGGGCGTTTGATGTTGAGGTCGGCGACGTCGTTGCGATTACTAATTCGAGATATGGATTTTCTGCTAAGGAGTTTGAGGTCGTTGGCTGGCGCTTCTTTAATGACGGCGAAAACGCAAGTCAGAAAATTAATTTGACATTAAGAGAGACAAGCTCGGCGGCTTTTAATTGGAACGCTGAGGAAACCGATTTTACGAATAACAATTCAACGCTTCCAAATCCTGGCGCTGGATTAACGATTAGTAATCTTGCAGCAAATGGCGGCGGACGAACTCAAGGCGACGGCACGTTTATCAATAGCGTCATTCTAAGCTGGACGGCCGTAGCGAATGTTTTTGTCTCTCATTATGAAATACAATGGAAGCCGACAGCCGACAGTAATTATAACTCGACGACAACGCCGGAAACCTCGATTGAGCTATCGCCGTTGATCGATGGGACTGAGTACACGCTAAGAGTTCGAGCGATCACAACGGATGGACGACAGGGCGCGTTCGCTAGTGTTACGTTTACCGGCGGCGGAGACGTTACAGCTCCGGCATTACCAACATCAATTACGGCCGTTGGTGGGTTTAAGTATATTGATATCAAATGGACAAACCCGGCGGACAGCGACTTTAACTTTGTCGAGGTATATGAGAACGCCTCAAACACAAGCTCGGGAGCGTCGCTTGTTGGAACAAGTTCTGGAAGCACATTCACCCGGACGAACTTAGGGCTTAATCAAGAGAAACATTATTTTTTGAAGTCAGTAGATTTTACCGGGAATAAGTCGGCGTTTACAACTGGCGTTTCTGCGACGACAACATTTCTAGACGACGCTGATTTTTCAAACGGTGTTCGACAAATATTTATCGATGCTGGCAAAGATATTATTGAGCCAGTCAGCTCATTACCAACCTCGGGAAGTTATACAAACCAACAAGTATTTTTAACGACGACTGGACAGCTATATTATTGGAACGGATCAAGCTGGGCAAACACTGTAGCAAGTTCGGGTAGCGTTGATTTTAGCCAATTAACCGGGACTATTGGAGCGGCTCAAATATCTGGTCGCGTCGTTGCCGCTGATAATATTGTCGCCAATTCTATTGACGCTGGGTTGCTAGCGGCCAGCGGTGTAATTACCTCAGCGGCCATGATAAATGATGCTGTAATAGAAAACGCAAAAATCGCAAACGCGGCGGTCGATACGCTTAAGGTTGCTGGCGATAGTATAACAATTTCAAGCACTAGTTCTTTTGCAAATACAACATTAACAAATGGGCAAACAACCGATTTATCTACTAATGTAAGCATGGCTTATGCTGGAAGTATAATAGTCATAGCTAACCTTACAATTTTTGGATCGGCTGGATCGGGAGACACTGCAACTTATAGATTATATATAGATGGCACTCAGGTTTCCGGCGTAAATATAACTGGTAGTATTCTTTTAGGTTTGCAGACTTTAAGCGGTGGTAAATCAGTTAGTTCTGGCACACGAAATATAAAAGTCGAGATTTCTGGACTTAGCGGTATTACAACTCCAACGTGTGAATTAGAGCTAACAATTTTGAGACGATACCGATGAATAAATATACCAAGTATAATGATGAAACTGGCGCTATCGAATACGTTTTCTCAGGGTCAGAAGAAGACGCCCATCTCAATACACCAAATATCGAAGGCGATTATCCAGCTAAAGAATACACCGTCGTTGACGGCAAACCTGTTCGAAAAGCGGATACTGATATTGCAGAAAGTGAAACTGCCCGGGCCTGGATAATATTACGAAATAGACGTAACGGCTACCTTTCGGATAGTGATTGGACGCAAGCGTTAGACAGTCCATTGACTGACGCCAAAAAAACCGAATGGGCAACCTATCGACAGAATTTGAGGGACTACCCGGGAACTGTTTCCGATCCCTCGAATGCAAGCTTCCCGGATAAGCCGGACTAGCTTTTTAATCAAAAAAACAAATTTTTATAACTGTCTCAGTTGCATTAAAATGCGCTGAGCAAGCCTCAACATTGGAGAACGACAATGGCTACCTTTAATAAAGTTAATGATTTTGTGAAAAATGCGGTTCACAATATGGACCTCGAAAGCGATCAGGTGGTTGTTGCGCTTTCTAACACTGCTCCCGGCTCAGAAAGTTCTGATCCTTCGGCGGATGGTAACGGTATTCTAGCAAATCTAACGCAGATTTCTTATACAAACTTAAGCTCTCGAAACGTAACGACCTCTTCATCAACTCAAGCGAGCGGAACTTACAAGCTAGTTTTGGCAGACTTAACGCTGACATCCAGCGGCGGTTCAACTGGTCCTTTTAGATACGTTTATATTTATGACGATACAGTAACTACTCCAGCCGATCCATTAATAGGATATTACGACTATGGCTCCTCTTTAACTCTCAACGATGGCGACAGCTTAACGCTCGATTTCTCAGCGGCTAATGGTGTGCTTCAGCTCGCATAGGTGAGATATGGTTGTTCTAGCAAACCGGGTTAAAGTTGCGACGTCTACAACCGGGACTGGCGCTATTACCTTGGGCGCGGCGGAAAGCGGCTATCAGACTTTCGCTGATGGTGGCGTCTCAGATGGAGATACAGTTCGTTATCTTATAGAAGAGCAAAGCAATTTTGAAATCGGCACTGGCGTATATACCCATAGCGGCACAACGCTCTCAAGAACGGTTTCAGAAAGTAGCAATAGCAATAACGCTATAACGCTCGCTGGCGCGGCTAAGGTTATGATTACCGCGACCGCCGCCGATTTGTTCCTCGATGAAGACTATGGCCTCATTACCGGCACAGTAAACAATTTAGATGATTATGGAGGGCTTAGCTGATGGCGAAGCAAGTACAATTCCGACGCGGCACAACGAGCCAGCATAGCTCGTTCACCGGCGTTGTCGGAGAGATTACAGTTGATACCGATAAGGATACGATTGTCGTCCATGATGGATCAAAGGCTGGTGGTTTTGCGGTTCAAGCATATGCAAATATAGCGGTCACGGTTAGTGGTGGAAAATATTATATTGATGGTTCTCAGCAACTATTAACGCATCTCACGCCGTCGGTTGTTTATCGGTTCGACCAGTCGGAGGGAACAAACTCAGGTCATCCATTTAGACTGAGCACAACGAGCGATGGTACTCATGGCGGCGGCTCAGCTTATACGACTGGTGTAACAACCGTTGGAACAGCCGGAAGCGCTGGAGCTTATGTTGAAGTCATATTAGAGCAAGACGCGCCCGATACGCTTTATTATTATTGCGGCTCACATAGTGCGATGGGCGGACAGATTGACACAAAAGCAACTGTATCATCTCTCAGCGATCTCGGAGTAAGCGCGACAGCGGCTCAACTTAATCATAGTGTGGGCGTAACAAGCGCAATACAAACGCAGCTAGACGCAAAGCAAGCGGTCGTAACAAACGTATCCGACACAGAGATCGGCTATTTAGACGGCGTGACAAGCGCAATCCAGACGCAGCTTAATGCAAAAGTAGGCGCTACTTATACCGGCGACGTTGATATAACAGGAGAGCTACTCGTTGACAGCTACAACGAGACATACGCGGCGGTTACTTCTAGCTCTAACGCTACGACAATAAACTGTGAAGCTGGGAACGCTTTCAGTCATACGCTGACAGAAAACACCACGTTTACTTTTAGCAATCCCCCGGCCAGCGGAACGGCGTTTTCTTTTAGTCTAGAGATTATCCAGGATGGTTCGGCGAGCGGCTTTACTGTTACTTGGCCGTCCAGCGTTGACTACCCAAGCGCAACAGCGCCAACGCTAACGGCAACAGCAAATGCCAAGGATCTTTTTGTTTTCTACACTCGAGACGGTGGGACTAACTGGCTAGGATTTACGGCAGGTCAAGCGTTAGGATAAACGGATGAGCACGAAGAAAAAGCTATTACTCGGGGCGGCAGGAGCTGCGGCGGCAGGGGGTGCAGGGCTTGATGTGGATGAGGTGTTTTCCACAACCCTATATGACGGATCAAGTTCGGCACAAACCATTAATAATGGTATTGATCTATCTGGCGAAGGAGGCATGGTTTGGATTAAAGAGAGATCAGCAAGTCAAAGTGACCATGCCTTACACGACACCGAAAGAGGTATAAAAAACCCAATATTTGCTAATCATACAGTCGCAGAAAACACCTATTATGCAAGCAATAATCTGGGTATTACGGCTTTTAATAGTGACGGATTTACTGTTGCATCTGGTGTAAACATGAATGATGCAGGTGATACAGCAGTCTCATGGACATTTCGCAAAGCCGAAAAATTTTTTGATGTTCAGACATGGACTGGAAACGGAGCTACTACTCAAATATCCCATAGTTTAGGTTCTACGCCAGGCTTTTGGCTTTTTAAGCGTACTGATGCTACAGGACAGTGGTGGACTGGTCATTACGATGGCACAACTACACGTTTATTACAATTAGAAAGTACTACAGACGCTAGCACTTCACCTCACCTTGCTTGGGGTGACTTTCCTAATAACTCAACCGTAATACCACCTACATCTACTTATGTTACATTTTCAGAGTACTTGAATGTAAGTGGTGCTTCTTTTGTTGGATATTTCTGGGCAAGTCACAATAATGACGGTGAGTTCGGCCCTGATAGTGACCAAGATATTATTAAGTGTGGGAGTTACACTGGTAATGGTTCTACTACTGGTCCTGTAATTGACTTAGGGTTTGAGCCTCAGTGGTTGATGATTAAAAGAACAGACACTGGTGGCGCTGGTTATAACTGGTTTATTTTTGATGCAATGAGGGGTATGCCTGTTGGTGGAGCAGATCAATACCTTTCTGCCAATTTGACAGATGCAGAGGCTGGAAGTAGCGAAAGGTTTAAGATTACCCCTACTGGCTTTCAGCTTGCTTCAACAAGTGGCAGTTTCAACGCATCTGGCGGCAACTACATCTACATGGCAATTCGCAGAGGCCCACTAACTGCACCTACTGATGCGACTAATGTTTTTGCACCTGTTAATCATCCAAACGATGCAAGTGATGTTCTTGTTTCTCCCGGGTTCACAACTGACATGGTGCTTACAACAAAAAGAGCAGAAATATCCAATCGTTATGTCGCTACAAGGTTAACTGGAGCAAGAGTTCTTAAAACAAACGCCACCACTGCTGAGAGTGGTGACTATTCACAATACATGGAGTTCGATCATCAAAACGGAGTATTCTGGAAAGACCTTTGGGGCAATCAATCTGCAATCGACTACCATTGGAAGCGTGCACCCTCGTATTTCGATGTGGTTTGTTGGGACGGAAATTCAACAGAACCTAGAAATCATCCGCATGGATTGACAGTAATTCCAGAAATGATTTGGCTGAAAAGACGAGATACAACAAAAGACTGGTATGTTTATCATAAAGATTTAGATGCAAGCGCCCCAGAAACAAAGTATTTAAGCTTACACACAACTCATGGAGCATACGGAGGTGGGCATTGGTATAATACAGCCCCAACTTCAACAGTTTTTACTACAAGTGATAGTCCACACACAAACGCTTCTGGAGGAAGCTACATAGCCTACCTTTTCGCTACCGTAGCAGGTGTATCCAAGGTGGGAAGCTATACTGGGTCGAATTCTGACCAAACTATTGATTGTGGCTTTGCGTCAGGTGCTAGATTTGTGCTTATAAAATGTACAACTGACACTCAAAATTGGGCGGTTTGGGATGCAGCTAGAGGGATCGTATCAGGTAATGAACCTTATTTAGTTTTAGATAGAAGTGATGCTGAAATTACTGGTCAGGATCGTCTTGATCCTCACAGTAGTGGCTTTACCGTAGCCGGTAATTTTACTACTGGTAATGCTGCTGGTCAATCATACATCTTCTACGCAATCGCATAACAAATCAACTGACGAAAGGAGTATCAACTGATGTCAGAATACAGAGAACGAACAACAGGCGAAGTTAAGAGCCAAGGCGAATGGCGAGCAGCCTTTCCGAATATGTCTTTGCCAAGGGTCTGGGGCGCTAACGTGTGCGATAGTATGAATATAGACCCAGTGTTAGCAAGCCCAGCCGCTACGACAACAGCATATCAAACATCTGCT